AAACAACCATTTTTTGATAAATTAGTTACGTCATTAATTATATTTGGGTCTTGATAAGTCGAAATATCTAACCATATTTTTATAATACAAAAATTCTTCTTTGGAGATATTGTGATACCATTAATATGCTTATTAAGCTCTTCTTTTATGCATAAATTTTCACCACATAACATATAAAACAGGTTTTTCCACACTTCTCCTACTTGCTTATTAATTACTTTATAAGAAAAGCAACCACCGTTGCGATTCCTAGCATCCTCCCACATGGGCGTAATACCATTACGCATAACAAAGAACATACAATTCTTAACCACGTGTTCCGTAATAGTTTCATTTAATGAAACTACCTTCTCAACCGTATCAATGGATTTCATAATCGACGTATAACCCGACAAATCCCAATTTTTATCGTGTGGTAAATGGTAATATAAATCCCATTTATCATTCAAACAATTTAGTGGCTTTGATACGCTCAATGTTTCCATGCGAGGGGATGCTACCGTATTACTTTATCGCCAATAGTTTTTAAATCATTTTATCTTATTCATTCGCAAGTTATTCTTGAATTATATTTTCACGTAATCCTTCTTCACCCATAATAGAATAATAATTTTTATGTAATACTATATATTCTCCCTCTCTCAATGAGACCGTCTTTAAATTATTATCCATCAATAAAATGGTATATTTATTATTAAACCTATGATAAGGAATTTGATATTCAAGCGCGCGCTTAATATATGAAGCCGATAGAATTTCATTATTAATTAACAATTCATTCTTATCAATTTCGAGAACTTGAGCATACGAACAATCAGAAGCATGATATTCTATACTTAAGAATCTAACATTAGATGGTTCTAAAAGTATATTTGTTATATAAGAATCGTTTAATATTGTAGATGGATTACATAATCTATGTACGTATTTTCCATCAATTTTAATTGTTATTAAACATTCCGCAATAGCATTATCCGATTTTACTATCTCTTTAACGGTTTGTAATGACTCCTTATAATCCTCCAAATTAATGAGTGAATTGGAGTTGTAAACTTCATTGTATGTATAAACATATTTATTATATGTATAATAGTACTTTACCAAAGCAGATACGCATGTCCACGACTTGACATTGGGTTCTATTCTACGGTATTGTAGAATCGCATATAAAAAATTGGCACCATAATCAGCCAAATCAACATATTTATTAACGAACTTATTATGATTGTACAAATAAACAAGTTTATTTTGAACAAATACTTTACACATATTTACACAAAAGCAGGCCCGGAACGCTTCGTGTTCGGCATCGAAATTTTTGGCATATTGAACAACTTTTTGAGAACCAATCTTAATGTATGCTATACAAATGGTTTTCAATATCTCAATAGTTTGACTGATAGAATTAAAGAACGCAAACATTATATTAAAATCATAAACTAATATTTAAATCATTGTTTTAAATATTATTATCAAATGTCTAACGAAACAGTATTTTTATCAGAACGAGGTTTTCTACGTGACTTTTTGGGCATAGTATTATTTTCCATATCCTTTAGTGAACTAAGAGAAATTGTCGACTCGTTTTCTTCGTCGCGAATATCAACTGTTCGTGGTTTGAGACCAGATAAAATATTGTCAATATCGGTATTTTGGGGTCCTCTCATCTCGGGCCTACTTATTGGTTGAATTGGCGGAGCACGCATGGGTTCATTTTGCTCATTTAATCCTTTGAAATTATTAATTTCAACACCCTGCTCTCTAAACATTGCGCCTCTAGCGGCATTAATATCTTGACGATTACCCGGGGCTTCAGTAAATGTCATATTAGGTCTAGGAGTGGGAGATTGAAACTTTGTTTCAACTGGAGGAGGAGGTGGTGGACCGCGTGGACGATTAGCCTGCTCTTGCATCAAATTGTTAGCAAATGCAAAACCGGGTGATTGTTGACTCATAGAATTTACCGTCGCGCTAGTAAATGCCTTCATAAGCTCAGGGCTTTGACGAATCACATCATTAAATCCAGGTACACTTGTAGATAATGCTTTGTTTGTGAAATTTACTACAGCCGCACTAAATCCAAGACGTAGAAGTAGTGAAAGCTCTGGCGCTAACTTACCACCCTTGTATTTCTCGTGTAATTCAGAAAAAATCTCCTCATAACTATCGATATCTTCGTTGACCTGTTCACCCCAGCCATCCAGATTAATATCAAAAGGATTGAAGGCGGCATTGGCGTACTCTACTGAATTAACAAAGGTCATAAACCACCAACCTTGTAATTTTACGCTATCCTTTTTACGCTTATCCTCTAGTGCAGTTTCATATTCATCTTCTACCTCTTCAAAATTTGAATCCATGTTAAAATGAGAACTATGCTTAATCAAGCCCTTTTCATGCCACTCTTCTAACTTTTTAATCATTGCACGCTTTTTTCTACGCTTCTCTCTATCATTTAACTTTGCGGAAGCACGGGGCTCATCGTTTAAAGGTACCTCGTTTAATTTCGAAAATCCGTCCCAAGTTTTAGTATTTCCGGCGTTCTCCGAAGTAGCTGAGCCCAACTTCGAATCATTATTTTCTGGTTTACTATCAGGACCGCCAAAACCAAAAAGATTAGATGCAAAACCACTAAGTGTCTTAGACTCACCAGTTGATTTGTTAGACTCACTAGCACCGGATAATTCATTGAGCTCATTTTCTAAATTATTCAAATCTCCTAAATCTACACCACCGCTTGACGGTGATTTTTTTTTATCATTCATTAGTAACTCTATTCCTGGCCCAAAATTTACAGCTTTTGAAGGAGGGCCGTCGTTAAAACTTAAAGAAATAGGTTCTAAATCATTCAATCCAATATCTATGACTTCCATTATGTTAATATTACAATATTTATTTTTAAGTTCTCCGCATAATATTCAATTTATTGTTCATAAACCAAATACCTTGTAGAAAACAATCTGCCAAATCGTCCTTTTTTTTTGTGTTTAATACATGTTTCCATGTATCAAATGATGTTCTCGAATTTAATATTTCAAAACAATATTCTACACCATTTTTCTTATTTTTTTGGTAAGTTTTTTCATCAGGTTCACAGCGAAGTGTGTTTTCTAATGGCTTAAAGTCCTTTAGTTTGTTAGCAGAGGATACAAAATCTATTTGTACATCCGAATCTTTCATAATAAAATACTGCGCAACCATACCCTGTATAGTTTTCATACGATTTGCAATAGGTGATATTTGGTTCTCGATTATGACAATATCAGGTAGTTGAATGTTCTCGATTTCGTCAAATAACTTTTTCATATTTTTACCAATGGTTACTAAATCAGTATCACCTGCCCCGACACGTTTCTTTATTTGTATTGGTTCGTAACACATTCGCGCAAAATAATTATCGAGGGTTTCTAATATTGCCTTTTTAGTGGATAAATTAGAGGGAACTGCATATTTATTACAAACAACCTTTAGTTCATCAACCTTTAATTTTTTTAGCGATGTTTGAGAACATTCTTTGAAAGGAATCAAATAGTCCTTATTCGAGTTGGCGTGTTTTTCACAATATAGAGTCTCATTTTTCCGGTATTTGGCTATTTTATTACATGAAGTGACTGTGCCTTTCTTGGGTTTCAGCAAACAACTACAAAACTGCTTTGGTGCTTCTTCTTCTAACAAATTAAGAACTGTCCAATCGAGAATTGTAACATCTTGCCCAGAAATATCAAAACAGCATAGGGCCATATTTTTAATACCAATATCAAAACTAAGGAGTTTCATTACTTTTGATATGAATTTATTTTATTTTAATTAAGCTAACGATTCATTGACCCCCTTTGATTCTGTCAATTGTTCTCGTGATAAATAATTAGTTTTAAGGTCACTTGAACTATAACCAAAAGGACTTTCGTTCATATTCGTAGCGCCATAAATATGAGGGCTAGACATGGGGTCCTTTAATACGTTTGCACTATTATGAATTTCGTACGATTTTACATAGCTTCCAGAGTCGTTACACGCATCACGGAAATTTTGCTCTAATATTTTCTCAGCATTTTTGATTAAATATTGTCTATATTCCCAATTCGACTTTATATTATTCTGCATAATAATATCATTATTAATAACCGACTCAGGTTGGTAAGATGCAGTAACTGCTCTTCCGTCAGCCATCAACGGCGGAAATTCAGGATATTTATTATTTGTATTATAGCCTAAAGATGATTTTGGAACAGTTTCTTTTATAGTTGGAAACGCGCTCTTGACACATTCTGCTTGATTAAATGAAGAATAAGACATTTATAATATACGATTATATTTTTTATTTACTCTTCATTCGCTTCTAATAATTTTAACAATTCATTCTTCTTCATTTTACTGGGGTCAGTAGAAAGCCCCTTCGTAATTACACAAGCTTTGAGAGCAGGTAAGGTCATTTTCCGATAAATATCTTTGGATGTATCCAGTGTTGGTTCATTTATAACGGTTTCACTTTCGCCTTCTATTTTTTCTACAAGTAAATTTACTGTTTCAATATTTACCGTTTCTTGTTCTTCATTATCTAACAACTGAACAGTTTCATCAATATCGACAGTTATGATTTTCAAATTAGGGTCTTCGGTAATATTTAAGGGTGGTGGATTTTCATCATCCTCATCATCATCCTCATCATAATCATCATCATCATCATCATCATCATCCTCATCATCGTCTAGCTCCTCGTCAGAAACAATAATTTTTTCTTGTCTCATTACATTAACAGGAGGCATACAACATAAATTAATTGGTTTGTTATCACTTAACTGGATACAACAATTTTGTTTTACGGACGAGAGCTCCTTTACTATATCATTTATAATTAAAAACATGGTTTCACTTTTTTCCTCAATATCCGATATGCGCTGCTTAAAATGAAACACGAGCAGTAATATTAAAATGAAAGTTATTCCTAAACTAATAAAAAAAAACGTGTCGATGTAGTTAAAGATACCCATTAAAATCAGTATATAAATTATATTTTATATTTAAACGAACATTCGCCATTATAAAAATAATATGATATAGTAAAATGGAAACCCAACCAAAAAAAATATTTACAACTTGCGAAGATTCTAGTACTGTTGAATATAAGAATACAATTATTATCATGCTTTTAGGGCTGTTTATTCTTTCTCTTTTAGGAATAAATGTATTGGGTATGGGTAGTAGAATAATTGACTCTATAATAGATATATTTGCTCCTATTTTTCGTAACGTTTTAGATATGTTTGGCTATAGCTTTGGCTCCGCTATAAAATATACTGCATCAGAGGCTGAAAATGTAGCAAAAGTAGGAATAGAAGTAGTCGGGGATTCAGGAAAAGACGCAGGTGAAATAATAATGCAACAGACTAAAAAAGAAAATTTTGATACATTTTTAAATACTTCGCCATATATTGAAACAAACGTTGAAACATTAGTATCTTCGAATCCCATACAGAAATAAATGCTTTACAAACAAATATAAACAAAAAAATTCATTATATCAATAATGAATTTTTCTCCAAATCATAAAACTTTGGAATATATTTACACGATTTGCGAAAACAAAACGACGTGCTCTGATGAATTTAAATCAGCCAAGCATAAGTTTTTAAATATACAACTTCAAAAAAGGACGATAGGTGTCTATAGCATCAATGGTGAAGAATTTGAATTTGACCAAAATGTAATTTTATATTTAAGAACGTTACGAGATATAATTTCGTCGGATGTTCCATATAATCAAAAGATTAACACTGTTTTTAAAGAAATCGTAGCCATGTTAAACGCAATTGAATTAAGTTTTTATACTATAAGAAAAGAACAAAACAATGTTTTTATGCTTAGACCTACTGAGTTCTTTACATTTTTTTCAAAAATAAAAAAACACGATACTCTCATTTATGAAATATATATTAATCTTGCAAAAGAGTATTTAAATCAGCTTGAATATATGGCTTATACAATAATCAATAAAGTCGATGAGCTTAATTATGATTTGAAAAGTTATTCTAATGATTTTTTTAATATGTTTATAGAAATTCATGAGCCAGAGAAAGCAAACGATTGTAATTGATATGTCGTATTATTGCGAAGAGTAATATTTTTAGCTACGGTAGAATAATAATCCGAACTTACATTACAATATACACCAACCGTCATGTTACTGAAATAACTATAAAAAAGAGCATTCATATTTATATTCATAAAAAAATTAAGTTTAATATCATAAATATAACTGGGCGAGGTAAGTAAGTATAAACCAGAAATTTTCAGATTACCTAAAAAGTATCTTCCGGTAATTGTATTATTATAATATGATGTATCAACCAATAATCCTTTATCATTATATGACTGCTGTGATACAAAGCGTTTATTTAATGCAATATCAAATTGTATAGTTTCATCATTATTCAAACTAATAATAGGTTGTGTTTGATAAGTGATTTGTTTACCGTTATAATAAGTAAAAACATTGATTGTGTCAATATTTATTGCATTGTTTGGTAAATTTATAAGGCCGTCAGGAATGTCACTATTAACTGTTGCTGTAAAATAAATACTAATTGGCGTTTGAATCGTATAACTATAAGCATATTTATTGATAGCATTATTAATAATCAAATTCATAAATAAATTTGATATTGTATCAGAAAAGAAGATATCATTATTTGTCACAACATTCCAAGGGTCTTTATTATTTGGATTAGTTATTCCATAGGACTGGAAATTGGTGTTGTAATATACAAGTGGCACATTTGCATCGTAATATAAATTCATAATAGGTCCCGGAACTCCTGATGAACTAGTAGGGGTCGGATAATTATCAGGGCAAGGCTGTAATCTTCTTCCGGGAATAATATTATATACATCAATATAACGTGGATTATCGAACGGGTCATAACCAGCTATTACTTGAGATACGCTATATGTATCCGGATACTTTACTACAATTGTAGTAACATTACCAGAAGCATCACTTTGATATAAAATAGTATTGTTAAATTTACCGTTAGAAGTACCAGCTGCATTCACCAATTTTGAATATTGTTGTGCTTTTGTTAGAGTTGGATTAGACTGACTAGAACTTTTTTTGTATTGTAAGATTTCAGCTTTTCTGCGCATATCAAAATCGAATTTTTTGTACTGCGGATATTGAAGATATGGATTGGTAGGCGTATATCGAACAGGAAGGTTAAGAGCTAATATACTTGCAAATGACCGTTTTTTTTTTAGCTGTGCACATATGATACCTAAGGATAAATCTATATTTGCCATTTAATAATATACATATTCGATGTATATTATTTTTGTCCATTAAATTGGGTACCACAAAGATGATAAATAATGATAATCTTTTAATCGGGTTTCAGTTGCATACTGACTACTAGTTTCCATATTAGGTCCCTTGGATACAATAGTGTTGATTTGAAATACATTTAGCGCACTATTGAAATAGCGCAAATCTGATAAACTTCCTTGAAACCCACCATTTTGACAAACAAAAACATCAAAATAATTCTGTTTTGGAACGTTACTTAAAATTTGGCGTTGATCTATGGTTCCGTTGACATAGACGTCCAAAATTGAATTCTCTAAACGTATTGCGACATGAAACCATTTTTTAAGAGGAACGTTGGGAATATCGATTGTACCAGGAGATGGGTTCATGAATCCATTATTTAATGTCTCATTCTTCATTCCGCTAGAAGTTGGTGTAGTCGAATTATTATTATTAGACTTTACCGCGACACCAACTGTATCCATAATGATATGTAATGTATTAATAGGCTTAGAATTGTCGCCCCCATTACCTAAATAAAGACCGGGAGCATTATTAACTAACGAAATACCATTATTTGCACTAGAAGGAGCATCACCTTTGTTGAAAATATGTTGATAAGATTTGGAATTCGACAAAGTCAAATCATCAATATATAACCAAATAGACCAAGTGAATTCAGCACCAGTTGATTCGTTATTAGACCGCATCAATGTAATCGAGCCCGTTGCATTGGGATTCTGGGGTATCTGTAAAGGAAAAGTGCCTTGTTGAATACCACGAATTAAATAAGGATTACTACCCGGAGAGATATAATATGATATCAAATTTATGCCTAAATTTATAAAATACATAAACAATATAATAACCAATAGTAAAAATGCAAACTTAGCTATAATGGTGTTAGAATAACTAAATTCGCTAGATGCATTTGGTTGACTAGAAAAATCATTAAAAGCAGCAGAAACCTGATTTTTGACACTGCTAATTGCGTCCGATACTCCCTGAATACCCTGATTTAATATATTATTAGTTTGATTAATTACGGGTTCTTGGTTCATAGTTATATATTAGTAACATATAACTATTCAATAAAAATTACTAAAATAAAGAAAATGATGTATAAGCAGCATGATTTTTCAATATATCTAATTTGGCGTTATAAGAAGAAAAACTCGACATTATACCATTAGATGAACCATTTCCAGCTATGTATGTATCCCAAACGATTTGTGGATTTACAGGGGTAGACCAACGCATAAATTTATTTACTGCTGCGTCAAAATTAGTATAGGTTGGCTGTGAAACACCACCGCTATCTGTTCCTCCTAAAATAATATTTGCTCCACTACCCATACTATTTCCACTATTTACACTGGAACTTTGACCAATATCAGGTGGCATAGCAGGATAAACGTTGGTTAGAGCAGAACCACTATTAGGATTAGGGAGATAAGTTTTTTGCGATAATATTAATTTTCCGTCTAAATAACAGTCTATAAATGCGCTATCTACGCTTATTACAATATAACACCATTTCTGAATAGGATAATTATCTGTAATTAAAATGGGCGCCTTAATCGAAGACAACCACGCACCAACTCCGGTTCCAGTATTCATATAAACATCGAGGTAAAGATTCAATTGCGTCTTATCTAAATAAAGTTGAATATTATTGTTTCGCGTAAAAATGTATTTATTTTCAGAAGTATTATTCCAAGAATTGACGTATAACCAAAGTCCATAAGCGTATCTTGGTGAATTAGGCATATCTATTCCTGTCAGGGGGGGTGTATTTGACAGTAATGATGCGGAGTTAATTAAAGATACATAATTCGGAGTTAAATATAAATACAAAACATATATTAATACCAATAATAAAATTCCTAAAGCGATAACTGTAATACTCATTTATATATAAAATAACGGAACAAATTAATTTAAACCAACGAAGAAATAAAAGAAAACGAATCTATGCGTAAACTATATTTGAGCAACCGGTGGATTCTTCAACATTAAAAAATTATAATCATTTACTATTTGATTATTCATTAAATTAGTTTTATAGTAAACTACGTTACATATTGCGCCGAGTAATCCTTTACTATTTTGGCCAACCGTAATATTGTCAGTTTCATTGTAATGAGGATATTTATTTGTTCCGTCAAAATGAAAGGTGGTCTCTAAATTACCGTTAATAAACAAATCAACTTTATTCGCCGAATAATTAAATACCACATTGTTCCATTTTTGGTTTGGTAAAGTCATTTGATAATTTGGCGTTGTCGCTGAATCTGTGAAATAAAAATTATATTTGTCTCTATGATTAGCATCATTTATGTCATTAGTATAATTGATTCGTGGTTTTCCTGTACCGTATGAAAATATATTTGCTTCATAAGAATTTCCTTTTTGGTCAACCGAAAATTCTCTGGTCTGTACGTTCAAATATATCCACATTGAAATTGCAAAATTAGAGCTATATAAATGAGCTGATATATCGACTGGCTCATATTGTTTAGGACCAGCAGAAGTGTTTGGTGCATAAGTCATATTATATATATTCGCATCAATATCATAAGACAAATTGGTGTCCTTCTGAATAGCAAGTGAATTGGTATCTTTTAATAAGACGGTTTGTTTATTTAAAAAAACCGGTTTTTTTAATAAATAAACGGTTACAGAGGCAAGAGTCGAGTTGATTAAAGGTATAGCAAAGAAATATCCTATGATTAATACTAGTTCTGATAGCAATAGAATATATTCAGTTTTCGTCGTGAGATGCATTTCGCGTTTTATGAATTCAATTAAGTCTAATAAAATACAGGGAATATAAAATATAAAATTAATAATAAGCCCACTTATACCACGTCTTTGTTTTAAAAAATCACCAAAAATATAAAAAATCATAGCTAGTCCAACGATGAGTAACGCTACAAATATGAACAAAAACACCACACCTAATTTCTCTAGATTATTTTGGTCAATTGTCAAAAAAACCCATGATATTGTTGACGCAAAAGTTATCAACGCTGCCATTATAATGGTTAGGCTCATATCTACACTTTTATTTTTCATGAATGGATAAAAGTAATAAAACGTTACAATCAAAATAACAAGCGTTAATATCAAAAATCCTAACGTAGAGTAATTAAATGCTTTCGAATTATCAGTATATCCAAAGTATAGTACCACAGATATTAATATTATTAGATATCCAAAAAAATATAATCCGTAAGCCATATATGAATTAGATGTTGTAGATGGTGTATTCATAATTACCTTTATATATTATACATTATAAATTTTCCATAGCCGTTTTTTCGCCATGACACTCTCTACATAAAGCGACTAAATTGTCTACATGATTTGTGCCTCCATATTCCAATCTTATTTTATGGTCTACTTCAAACCATGCATTTAATTGTTTTCCACAGTTTCCACATTGCCAATTTTGATTTGATGCTACGAATTTCTTTTTTGTTTCACTTACAGAACGTTTTGTGCTTCCTTTCCCAGATGCCATTAATTTGGTTTCGGATGATTTTTGCCTTGGGTCGATGATTGGTTGTCCGCCATATGATGTTCCATTGTCTGAAAATTGCTGTCTTGATGTAAAGTCCAAAATTGGAGATATTATACTACTCGTATTTTTATCAACAGGTAAATATTTTACATAATCATTTGATGCATTCAATATTTGTCCTGCCTGTGCAGGATTTTTTTTTATTAACCAATAAATCATAAGCGCACCAAAAACAACCCCGGCCATTTGGTAATATTTTTTCCACGAATATAAAGTTTTTATATATTTGCCTTCCGTATATATGTTGGCTACAACAAATGCTGTTATTGCGATTAAAAGTATTTCAAACCTCATTATAATTATGTGAGAAAATTATAGGAGTTTATATTTGGTTAATGTAGAATGAATGTTTAAAAGGGTTCTTTTTTTTTCTAAATTATAGGGTCTTATACGTTCAAGACATTTATCATAACTAAGCCATTCCATTTTACTTACTTCCGACCTCTCGAAATTTCCAATAGTAAGTGTGTCTGAATGTTCCATATACCCTATAAAATATTTGTGTTTATAGGATTTAAAGTTAGAACCAGTAAAAATCTCCTCGTAGGGTAATAGATTTTCAATAAATTTTATAGATTTAAAGCCAGTTTCCTCTTCGAATTCCCGTAAAGCACATTCAATATCTTTTTCTTGATAATTACGTCGACCCTTTGGGAAACCCCATTCGGGTTCACTCCATTTGTCGTATGAATTACTCTCTTCAATAATATCATGGAGTGTATAAAAATCATTTTTATTTAATATTCCGTTTTTGAGTGATGTGAATTTTTCTCTGGATATCACCTCCTCGATTTTGTATTGATTTGATATTTCTTCATTACCCCAAATATGCTTCCATAATTCATTAAAATCAAGTGAGTTTAAACATTCCTTTTCATAATCAGTCATTTGTTTCATCATGTTTAATACGTATGGTTTATTATAAACCGAATATTTACCGCGCATAAAATCAATTAATCCAAGTGTGTCTTTTCTACAAATCATTAAATATTCTATTTCATCTTGTTTACATCGAAACACTATTATTCCAATACTAGTGATTGGCATTTTACATTGATGAAATACATGCCCAGATTTTCCGCAATTATTGCAATAATTATCATTCATTTTATATTTGCTTTATCGTTATAATATTATTATAAACAATCTTTATATATTTATTATATTGAATGAAGTTTAGTCCTGATGTTTGGGGCCTCACTATTGGTTTTTTTTACACACGGTAGCTGAGTCGTATCCATTATGGCCAAATCAAGTGACAAAACGTAAATATTATGATTTAATTCAAAATTTTCCTTTATTTATACCCGACGGTGAAATAGGCGATAAATTTAGTCGGTTATTAGATAAATATCCGGTTACTCCATATCTGGATAGTCGAGAATCATTTCTAAGGTGGACAATTTTTATGCATAATAAAATTAATGCATTATTAGGAAAGGAAGAATTGTCATTAGCTGTGGCTTTAGATAAATATAAATCGGAATATAAACCCAGAATAACGAAGATTACGGAAACACTGCATTTGAAAAAACATTTGTTATATGCAGTGTTTATTATAGTGTGTTTTTTGTTAATCTATATCTATCATAAATAAGTTTTATGGTAACGTAGTCATTTTACTGGTGAATTACCAAAAATTGGACAATTTGAATGTTCAATGGACTAATAAGTAAATTTAACCATTCGAAAATATATTACATTTTATATATAATGTATTCAAAAAAATATAGAAATCATAATCATAAAAATAAAACATATAGACATGTCGGCGGCATAAATGATTTGCCTACTTTAAACGAATCAGAAGAAACAAAAGAAAGACAAAGGGCGGTTGATTTAATAAAGGAAATACTTATTGGTATTCGTGATGGTAATGATGCTGTTCGTGTTACTGAACCAAAAGAAACAGGGAGAACAAAAACCACAGGTAAGGTATCGGAAATGTATCAAGTTTTTATTAATAACAAAAAGATTGACCGCCGTGCACTATCTTATATCTTTGCGGAAATAACTGGAATAGAAAAATTTAGAACAAATCATACAAATACGTCTGGCACATATCGCGGAAATAAAATAGCTGGTAGAAAAATGAGACACAATTCCGAACTTATGACAGGTATTGAATACGCAGATAAAGGTAAAACGAATCGCTTATTGGGAATAAAGGATTTTATTAATTTATATTATCATGAATATTATGCTCGATATTTCCCATCAACAGAAGAACCAAAGTCGAAATCAGTTAGTAATAGTATATTAAAACAAGAGCCCGTTGCTCCGATAAAAGAAGGTGCGTTGGATGTAGAGCCAGTTATAGTAAAAGAGACTGTACCTTTTTTTGAATCAATTATTCGTGCTTTTAGTCCTAATGAACCGGTAGAAAATGCACCCCCTGAACCATTCGAAGAAAATTGTATAGAAGGACAACAAAAAAACAAAGAGACTGGCACTTGCGAACCTGTTTATAAAAAAATAAAACCAAAATTTAAGGCAGAAGAACCCATAAAAGAGGAACCCACAATAGAACTTACTGTAGCAAAACCAATAAGTGAGCCTATTTTTACGCCAGCGACCAATGAAATAAGTTCTCCATCAGAACCACCATCAGAAGCAGAACCAGTAGTTGAGGAGACATCTTTGTATCAAACAGAAACTAGAAACCCTTTATTAGAAAAAGAGCGAAAAGAATTTGAGGCAAACAAAGAAAATGTAGAATACGACTTTTTGTATCCTCATTTGAATGACCCCAATTTTAATATTAAAATCGCAAAGCGTAAGGAATTTAATGATACTAAATATGATGGTACCATTTATGATGTCAAAAAACAGGCTGAAATCATGTGTAATGCCGAGTTTGAACTTATGCCACATCAACTATTTGTGAAAAATTTCCTTTCGTTCCAAACACCTTATAATAGTTTATTATTATATCACTCTTTGGGTACAGGCAAAACATGCAGCGCAATTGGTGTTGCTGAAGAAATGCGCGCTTATCTAAAACAAGTAGGTGTAACACAAAAAATCATGATTGTCGCTTCTCCAAATGTACAGGTAAATTTCCGTACACAATTATTTAATGATAAGAAACTAAAAGAAATCAACGGCTTATGGAATTTGGATACTTGTGTTGGTAATTTGCTATTACGTGAAATCAATCCAACTAGTTTAAAGGGACTCACACGAGAACGCGTAGTTTCTGAAATAAACGGTCTTATTCATCAATATTATGTATTTATGGGATACGGAGAACTAGCAAATTATATTAGCAAGGTTACAAATATTTCGCAGGATAATGGGTTCACCCAAAAAGAGAAAAAAGCAATTGAAATTAAAAAAATAAAAAAGAATTTTAATAATCGTCTCATCATTATTGACGAGGTTCATAATATACGTATCACGGATGAAAATAAAGAGAAGCGCACAGCAGAATTATTGATGACAGTAGCTAGACATTCTGATAATATGCGCCTTTTATTACTTTCAGCAACACCCATGTATAATTCTTATAAGGAAATAGTATGGTTATTAAATCTTATTAATTTAAATGATAAACGAGCTACTGTGTCAGTAAACGATATATTTGACAAAGAGGGTAATTTTAAAGAGGAAAAAAAGCTTGATGATGGACGTATTATTGAGGGAGGAAGAGACATTTTGGTGAGAAAACTGACTGGCTATGTTTCCTATGTGCGTGGTGAAAATCCATATACTTTTCCGATTCGTGCATATCCTGATATGTTTGCACCAGAGAGTTTAATCAGTGAAATTACATACCCTAGAGTTCAAATGAACAATAAGCCAATCGAAATTCCTATTCAATCCACGCCAGTCTACATTAGCCAAATTGGACAATATCAAGGTTATGGATATGAATTTATTATGAATTATTTAATGACGAAATCTTTCAATAAAACAAACGCCTATGGATTAGAAATAAATATGCCTTCTTTTGAGAACATGGAAAGTTTTGGATATACTTTATTGTTAGTGCCACTTGAAGCATTAAATATTGTTTATCCTAATACTCGACTAGATGCTATCATTTTACAAAAAGAAGCCGAACAAGGTTCCGAAGCAAATGCTTTAAAAATAAACCAACCCGAAATATCTAGTGAAGAAGGAAAATTAATTATTGACGATATGATTGGGAAACGGGGTTTATCACAAATCGTAAATTATAAAACATCTGAAGGACCACCACTGCGTTATGATTTTGAATATAAACCAAACGTTCTTGAATCGTACGGGCCTATATTTTCATCTGACAAAATAAGTAATTACAGTAGTAAAATATCCAAAATATGCAATTGTATTATGAATTCAAACGGTATCATATTAGTATATTCGCAATATATTGACGGAGGAGCTGTGCCATTAGCACTAGCTCTAGAGGAATTGGGATTTAGTCGTTTTGGAACAGCGCAACATACAAGGAATTTATTTAAAACACCTCCAACTGAGCCAGTTGATGCGCTATCATTATTACCAAGGAGCGAATATACTGAGTCGTTTAAACCAGCAAAATACGTAATGATTACGGGAGATAAATATTTTTCCCCAAACAATGGCGAAGACATGAAATATATTACTAGTCCCGAAAATAGCGACGGAAGCCTAGTAAAAGTTATTTTAATTTCAAAAGCGGCATCTGAGGGATTAGATTTTAAATGTATTCGACAAATACATATTTTGGAGCCTTGGTATAATATGAATCGCATAGAGCAAATTGTGGGTCGCGGCGTTCGCAATTTGAGCCATTGCTCTTTACCATTCGAAGAGAGAAACGTTGAAATTTATTTGCACGGAACACAACCTAAAAATGACATAGAACCAGCTGATTTATACGTTTATCGACTAGCCGAGAAGAAGACAAAACAAATTGGGCAAGTTACTAGATTACTAAAAGAAACAGCAGTAGATTGTTTGTTGAATATAGGACAAACAAATTTCACTGTAGAGAAATTTCTTGCCATAGCAGAGAACGCGAACACAAAGATAAATTTAGCTAGTAAAAAAACAGTAGATTATCAAATTGGAGACAAACCATTCACTAATGTATGTGATTATATGGATAATTGCTCTTTTACATGTTCTCCAAATCAAGAAATAAATAGCGATACTGATATTATAAAAGATACCTACGGAGAAGAATTTGTAAAGACGAATTATGAAATGATTATAAAAAGAATTCGTGAGATGTTCCGCGAACAATCCGTTTATAAATGGTCACAAATTGAGAACTTTATTAATGCAGTAAAAGTTTATCCCAAAGAACAAATTTATTATACTATAACCCAGTTTATTGAGGATAAAAGCGAATATTTATTGGATAAGTATGGTCGTCGTGGTTATTTAATTAACAAAGGTGAATATTATGCATTTCAACCTATAGAAATCAATGATGAAGCGGCGTCTACATTTGAACGTACTGCGCCAGTCGATTTTAAACATGAATCAGTTGTTATTAAAATACCAGAACCTGTAAAACGTGCTCGTAAAGTAGAAACAGATTTGCTAACACATGAAGAAGAACAAGAGGAAGATGAGGAGGAAGAATCAGAAAAACCAATGTCATATGAAGAAATTTTAGCTGAACTAAAAACAAATTTGGAGTATTCGTTAAATCCACAAGGAGAACTAGATAAAGGAGAGGTAGATTGGTATAAACACGTCAATAAAGTTATTCCTATTTTAATTAATATACATAAAATAGAGATACCTAAGATAACACGATTTGTCTATTATCATTATTTAGACAGCCTTAAATTTGTAGATAAACTAACGTTAGTTATAAATTTATATGCACCCGATTTCAAATCAAAAAATGAGAACGAAGTATTAATAAAAGAATATTTTGACGAAAAACTGGTTGAAAACAAATCGACACGTGGTATAATTCTAGCTGATGAAAATGTATGTAAAATATACGTTCAATCAATAGAAGACGGTAAAATATGGAATGAGGCAAAACAAAGCGATAAGAAAAAATTAGGTCAGTTTATCATTGACAAATACATAGTAAAAGCCTCTGGGTTTAAGGATAAGGTAATAGGTTTTATGCAAATGTTTAGTAGGAGTAAAAACATAGTTTTTAAAGTAAAAGATACATCTGTAGAAAGAAATACTGGGTCAAGATTAGAGAATGAAACCAAAGGTGATATTATTAAAACTCTTAATAAAATATTAAAATCAAAAGCATATGATACAAAAAACAGCGAAAAAATGATGAAAATAGGACTATGTGTTATTGCGGAAATGATTTTACGCGATTCGCCAGAGGATTTGTTTTTTGACACTGAAAAGGCAATATTAAACAATATAGCATTCTAATTGTTATAAAGTTAAAAATTGAATTGGAATGATATAAACATAATTTTATATCATTATAGTAGTAAATGGCAACAATCAAAAAGCCGAATCAAAAACCTCAAATTTATGGTGTATATATGAAATCTATGTTAACAAAGCGCATTGCGTTATCTATAAATCAAGTGGGAAAAAACATAAAACGAAATTTAGAGAATATGATATCTAAGTCTACAGAGGGGCGTTGTATTGCCGAGGGTTTTATTAAACCTAACTCTGTAAAAGTTCTTACATATTCAAGTGGAGATGTAGCCGGGGACCAAATTACTTTCGAAACCGTATTCGAATGTATGATATGTTACCCAGTCGAGGGGATGTTAATTGAGTGTACTGTAAAAACGATTACTAAGGCAGGGATTCACGCAGAAGTTACTGACGAGGATGGAATCATTCCTCTTACAATCTTTGTAGCACGCGACCATCAATATAACGATAAAGCATTTGGTCAAGCAAAGGAGAACACGAAAGTTACGGTGCGTGTTATTGGTATTCGCTTTGAATTAAATGACCCGTTTATTTGTGTTATTGCCAAGCTGATGGAAAATCAGCAACTTGAACAAAAACGACCAATCACTATTCAAGAGGATTAATCTAAATTGTGATACGTTGTTCATTATATTTTTTTTAATAACAAATTGTTAACTTGTCATTAAACTTTTGTTTATATGGTTATTTTTTCAGTAAAAATAGGATAGACAGTTTCATCATGAGTAATAATAATGATACACTTTTTGTGTTTTTTGAAATCAACTATAAGTTTTATAATTTCACTCTTCAATTCAGGGTCAAGTGCGTTTGTGGGTTCATCCAAAACTAATATCTTAGATGGATTCACTAGGCCACCAATAATATTTGTTATTTGGCGTTGCCCACCAGATAGTTTTTCGCCCAAACTACCTACTGTTCCATTATGTAAATCTAGTTTATCATATAGTTCTTTAATTTTAGGATATTTTATGATTTCACTTAGATGACCATTGCATGCATCGTGGTCGTTACATCCATATAATATATTATCAATAATACGAATATCAAACAATTTGGAATTTTGGTTCACATATGTGATGTTTTTTCGTAGATAATTAGGGTCAATATCATTAATATTTACTTTGTCAATGTATATTGAACCATCGAGTGGTCTATATAATTTTACTAACAATTTTACAAGCGTAGATTTACCCTTTCCGGATATACCTGTAATACCAATTATTTTATCTTTAGTATCCAAATCAATGTTAAATCTATCAAAAACCAATGTATCTGTTCCTGGATATTTATAGGAAATGTTCTCAAATTCAATCCTGTCAAAATTCAATTCAATCGGCTTATATTCCTTGTCTTTGGTTTCTTGATATTCTCCAACTAATTCGGTAAACATATCCGCTACATAATTTAATTTCCCAAAAAACTCAATATAATCTACCAGAGATTCATAATTGCCGCTCATACGGTCACGATACAAAAGCAAAATTGTGAAAAACGCTATAAATGTTTGAATAGAAATGAGTTTTTTTAAAAAAAGATAAAAAAGACCACCAATTAAAGTGAAAATAGTAATAGACAAAATTATGTTAAGTATCAGGACTCTTTCGTCCACTTTTTTATAAAAAGATATAGCCTTTTCGGTTGAAGTTTCGCTTTGATTAGAATAGCGATTTATTTCGTCAGCACCTTTTCCGCGATATATAATTTTTTCTATGTTGTTTAATAGGTCAATAAGGAATTTTTCGTTCATGTTTGTGTGTTCCTCGTACTCTTTGCGATTTTCTATCGCTTCAGACCAACCCGTAAACATATATAATAAAAGGAATGCGTTTGCGATAAAAAACACTATTCCAAACGGAACACTCATATAAATGAAATAAAAATTAATAACAAATAGGAAAACTATGTCAGGAAACATATGTACCAACAAACGATAAAATACACCATATATTGAATTAGTAATACGATTAATAGGCGTAGTTAATTTTGCAAAATTAATTGAAGAAATGTTCTCATTATTTGATATAATAACAAACTTTACCAATTCTCGTTTTAACCAGTTGGGTAACTTAGTAAATAATAAATTTTGATAATATTTATAACCATGGTAAAAGAATAGAAAAAGCACAGTAACAACTATAAAATAAAAGTAATTCATTTTTGCAATATCCAATTTATTTTTTTGTATACTTTCGATGATATTAGCTGTAATAAGAGAAATACCGTTTACCTGAAAAAAGTTAAGAGCAAGGCTAAAGGCTGCAATAATAATGATATACCACCGTTCTTCGTATAAATATTTTTTTAATAACGTTTCTATTAATTCCATAGTTATAATAGTAAATGAGAAAATAAAACTATATAGAATTTTGGTTCTTAAAAATCATTATGGAATTGGAAGCACTTGAATCTATAAAAAGAAATATTGAATGTATGAACAAATATCACCAAATCGAGGTTCTCAAAATCTTATCAAAAAATTTGTGTAAGATAAATGAGAACAAAAGTGGATGTTATATTAATCTTTCATTTTTGAATAAGGATGTTGTTGACCAAATTAATGAATACATTCAATACACTAAACAACAAGAGCAATCATTAAATACAACAGAACAACAAAAAGAGGATTTTAAGAACACGTACTTTATTGAAAAAGATAATAAAGAGGAAATGCTTTTATCATATAACTAGTTGATGAGTTCTCTAACCTATTATCCTAACAAAATTTTTAATGATTATAATATTTCATTCTATAAAAAATTTATGTTGACCAAAGAAATAAAAGATGAATTTGTTTATAGCGAACCAATCGTTGTCGAGGAAACGATTGAGCCCATCATTGAGACAATTAATGAACCAACAGGTGAGCTTTTTCAGCCAAGGCAGCAGGATACTCTTTTTTGGTGTCTCTATGTACTCCATCATGGGCCAGCAGAATACGAAAGAATAGGACACAATTATGGAGTTAAAGAATTAGAGGAAAAACAGCGTTTGGCCAAATTTATTAATGAAAACAAATCGCGGATTAAGTCGACGAATCATAAAGTAACCAATGTTCAAATACAAGAGATATTATCTGAACTTTTGACGTCACAAAAAGAGACGAGTATGAGTGTTCTTGGTGCACTTACAGTTTTTTATGATATAAATATTATGTTGATTGGTTCTGAGGGTCATTGCATGCTTGAATATTGGGCCACCGCTGACCAACTGGATTTTAAAAGACATACGTATGTTTTATTTAAAGACAAATATGGAAAATATAGAGCACAGTTTGAGTGGATACCAACTAGTCGAGTAAATGAATTGCGTGAAAAATATATGGTATTGGATAATTATATGAAGCCTATAAGGGCTGCATCGCATTATAAGGTACAGGAATTGATTGATTTGGCGCGTAAATTGTCTATTTATGACGAAAATAGAAAATATACGAAAGTGGAATTATATGATGCCGTTCATGGGCTTTGTGTGTGGAAATAAAAATTACGCTAATTGTTTAATAATAAGATGACAAGACAAAGGTTTTGATAGTGCTCCAGTTGATTTATCTATTTTTAATCCTCCATGGTCTGAGGTTGACGGATTATTGATACTGATGGTTGAATCAATCAAAAGAGGCGTAGAAATGATACATACGCCTAATAAGAGCCCACCTCCGCTTTTTCCTACGACAGTCATTAGCTGTTCTTGTCCATTAATTACAACAACGAGCTCGCCAGTATTTTGTGATACCACTTGAAATGTAATTTCAAAAATACCGCCAGGTGGTAAAGTAAAAGAATTCTTACTAGTTCCACGAGAACGTTGTATTATGCCATAAGGATTTATGGATGGATTAGGAAAATTTACGGAAGACCCAGGCTCTATTGCTTCAGGGTTATCATTTACTAATCCACTGCCCATAAGACCGTAGAAATCGGCGAAATTGCTAATAGACGGAAGTCCAATGGGTCCAATCGGTCCAATCGGTCCAATCGGTCCAATTGGTCCAGTTAAACCTTGTATTCCAGTGTTTCCTGTGGGACCAATAGGGCCAACTGGACCAGAAGGACCAGTTGCGCCTGGAGTCCCCTGCGAACCTGTTGGTCCAGTTGGTCCGGCCGGTCCAGCAGGGCCAGTACTACCAGTTAATCCTTTATCACCCTTTACACCGGTAGGGCCAATCGGACCAATGGGACCAGGCGGCCCAGTAGCACCTTCTGGACCATTGTCACCTTTTTGACCCATTGGTCCCGTTGGACCAGGTGGTCCTGCGGGACCTTGAGCTCCGTCTTGTCCAGTTTGTCCAGGCGGACCTGCCGCTCCTTGAGGACCAGTGGCACCACTAGTTCCTTTGTCACCTTCCGGTCCGGTTTGGCCCTGGGGTCCTTGAGGTCCCTGAGGTCCATTAGCACCCATGGGACCCTTAGGACCAATTGGACCAGGACAACCCTTGGGACCAGGTGGACCAGGTGGGCCCTCACAACCCTGTTTTCCGTCTTCACCATCACAACCATCCTCTCCGTCTACTCCGTCGCAGCCATCTTTACCATCTTTGCCGTTTTTACCATCACGACCGTCCTCTCCGTCTTTACCGTTTCTGCCATCACGACCGTCCTCTCCATCCTGACCATCTTCTCCATCTTTTCCGTCTTTTCCGTCCTTTCCATCACGTCCGTCACGTCCATCCTCACCATCTTTACCATTTTCTCCGTCTTTGCCGTCGCGTCCATCTTTACCATCGCGACCAGATTTTCCGGGGTTACCGTTTTCTCCATCTTTTCCGTCTTTGCCATCTAAACCATTGCGACCATTTTTACCATCTTTGCCGTCTTTACATACCTTACGTCGTCTAATGGGAGAATTAGAACGGCAACGTCTTTCTCTATTACAGTCATGGTTACGTTCGCGGGAGCAATCTTCATCATCTGAACAGGATTTGGGCATATAATCGAAATTATATATACTTCGATTATACTAAAATATTCTAAAAAATAAGGCAGCTTACTACAGTATGCAGTCACATTTTTAGTTTACTGTTATAAAAATACATTTCCCCTTATCACAAGATTTGGGTTCATTTGCCTTGCAGGAAGAACACGCTGGTCTAATTTTTTTACAGCTTGTTTTACCGCACGAATTGCATATAGGTTTTCTGCACTTTCTACAAACATGAGAGCTTTCGCACGAACTGTCGTCGTTGGAATACTCGTCGCTCGAATAATGATGGTTTTTACGACCCATTATATACTATAACAATATCTAAATAAATACGTAGAAAATTGACACTATTTCGCAGTAGTAATTAATAAATTAGAATAATCGTTAATTGAGAACTTTTTTTAAGAAAAAAATTGAATTCTTTTTCTTTGATTTAATCTGATTAAATTATTGGCTCAATAAGCTATTTCAATCATGTCCGCTAGCCAAACACTGCTTGTTGACGCAGTGCGCATCGTCTCTCTACCTAGAGAGCTGGCAACCAGCTACGATGTGTCTGCGTTTATATGTAGTGAGTTTGGGGTTGGGCCTGTATCCTCTGTTCGTATTGTATATATGAAGTCAACTAATGGAACACCATACAGAAGTGCGTTTGTAGATATGATGGAACCAATTTCTCTGGAATACGGTGGACAGCGTACCATAGAGTCAAAGGGGCAGTACCATTTTGAAAACGGAAAGGTTATGGACCATGTTAAGATTGTACATTCTGAGAAGAGCTCTTACAATAAGGGAGTACTTGAACTTGAACCGGGACAATGGACAAGCATATACGTGCCCTTTGTTCCAAAAGACCTAAGTTCAGTGCGTGGAGACTTACGTTACAATACCAGTGCTGCTCTTGCGACGTTCTTCGAGGACGAACTTATGCTCGGCGAAGTTTCGCATATCGAACTAGTTGACGGAAAGGTACGTAGTGCACGTGTATTCTTTCGTAATTGGTTTAACAATCGAACCAGTCTACTCGTGAGAGCAGCGATAAATGCTAAGCATGAGTTCTTATGTGACGGGTATTATGACGGTTTCGAGTTCAGAAAATTCGATAATCGCCGTTATATAGTGTTACGTAAGAATACTGTAGAGTATGATAGCAGTAGTTCATTGAACGAACCGACAACATCTACTATCAGAGCAGTAGATGCCAATAACGAACAAGTAGAGTTGACAATTATGATTTAGTTTCTATAAAAACAAAAAATAAAAATAAAAAGAGGCGAAAGCCTTTTTTTATGCATAAGAAAATTGATTGTATTACTAAAATAATATATGAATTAATTATATATTATACTATTCATGAAGAAGGAAGACGAAGAACCAATTATTGATGACGAATCAAATGACGATATTAAAAAAATAGAAGATGCTGCACGCGCAAAATCTAAGGCGGAATTCGAGAAAATGATAGGTCAGTATTTAGAAAACAATCCCCTTTTTCGTATGGATAAAAAGTCTGCGGAATTCGAAATTCGATTCGGTTCTAACCCAAAATTATCCAAATCTATAAGTAAAATTGACTATGATAATGTAGTAAAGCAACTTTATGCATGTGGTTTTAAAGTTGATAATGAAGATGGTACGCAGATTTTACGTGTATATAGTGACTATTTACATCCTCAAACAGGAGAGCGTACCATGTCTAATATTCGAGCAGAAATAGTTGGCACGGACTTAATACAACAATATTGTAAGACCAACAGTATCCAAAAGTTAATTGACCTACCATCAACTGTCTTTAATAAGTTAAAGTTTACTCGTAAAACAAATGCATTAGCAAAAAACGGAGAAAAAATTAAAGCCGTCGATATCGCAGATTATAATTTTCGCGCATCTTATCAGAACGAAGAAGAGTTTCATACAAATCATCCTCTCGCGCGTAATATAATTGCGGAGTGGTCAAATTCACTAAAAATTTTCCGCTGTATGAATCGCGTGCGGTTTAGACATCAAGATTTACCTATATTTGCAGACCTTAGTATTGTAAAAGGTTCAAAAACAACCCACCGCAAACCCATGCCTACTTACACCATACAAGAGGCTGGTGTATTTTCGAATCCAGAGACATATGAAATAGAATTAGAAATGGACAATAGCCGTATTGGAACAGGAAGTCTGTTTAATACTACTGAAACTATTATGACGGCTTTACGAAAATGTATTCGAATTGTTTTATCTGGACTTCAAATGACAAAATATCCAATTTCATATAATGAACAGAAGGTCGTCATTGACCAGTACATGAAATTAGTTCACGGCGATGAATATCAATCTCGTAAAACCTTGTCTAGAGATTTTATTGGTCCATCTTCGTTCACTTTACAAATGGAAAATATAATCGAGCCAAAGAAGTCTTCTACGATAGCAAATATTAGAAATAACTATACAGTTACAGATAAGGCGGATGGTGAACGTAAATTATTGTTTATTAATGACAAGGGTAAAATTTATTTAATTGATACTAATATGAATGTTATTTTCACAGGGACAGTTTCAAAAGAAAAACGCGTATATAATTCTATTCTTGATGGAGAACATATTAAATACGACAAATCAGGTAAGTATATTAATCTTTATGCGGCTTTTGACCTTTATTTTATAAACAAAATAAATGTACGTGAATATGGATTTGTTGCTGAAGATATGGGAGACCAAGAAAACAAATTTCGCCTCCCCCTTTTGAACGCAATCATTGATGTAGTAAAGCCTGTGTTGATGGCAGATAAACAAGAGACAGTAAATTCACAGCAGACCAAATCCACTAATTTTATTATAAAATGTAAGGAATTTTATCTATGTAATGATAGTGAATCTATATTTCAATGCTGTTCAAAAATTTTAACAAAACAAAACGATGGCTTATTTGAATATACGACAGATGGTCTTATCTTTACACCGTCGAACTGTGGCGTAGGGTCAAAAGAAATAGGTAAAGCTGGGCCTCTTGAAAAAATAACATGGGAGGGTTCTTTGAAATGGAAACCGCCGGCATTTAATACCATTGATTTCTTAGTAATTAATAAACTCGATAAAAAAGGAAAACCCGAGGTACATCATATCTTCCAAGAAGGCAAAAATATGCAGGGCGTACAAGATGTTATTCAATACAAAACAATCGAATTACATTGTGGATTTGATATTCGTAATAAACAACATGCTTTTGTAAACCCTTTTCAAGATGTTATTGATGGAAAAATTCCGGAGCCTGTCGTTGGATATGCAAAAGATTATAAGCACGTCCCTTTTTGCCCAACAAATCCTTATAATCCTGATGCAAGATTTTGTAATGTACTTCTAAAGCAAGATGGGAACAACGTTTTCATGGTATCCGAAGAAGGAGAGTATTTCGACGAAAATATGATAGTAGAGTTTAAATATGAAGTAAACAATAAAGATGGATGGAACTGGGTTCCTCTTCGCGTACGTTATGATAAAACTAGTGAATTAAACGCCGGTTCGAAAAACTACGGTAATGCATATCATGTTGCTAATGCGAATTGGCATTCCATTCATAATCCGATTACAGAGCAAATGATTAGCACAGGCGAAAATATAGCACAAGAAGTAGTAACGGAAGATGTATATTATAATCGTTCCAATGAACAAACGAGCACGCAAGGTCTTCGCGATTTTCATAATTTATATGTGAAGAAGAAGTTAATCATTGGAGTAACAAATCCGCAAGACATATTGATTGATTATGCAGTTGGTAAAGGTGGTGATTTGTCAAAATGGACAAATGCATATTTGTCTTTTGTTTTTGGAGTCGACGTATTCAAAGATAATATCCAGAATCGATTAGACGGAGCCTGCGCACGTTATTTGCGCGCAAAACGCAAGGATAAGGAAACACCTGACGCTCTTTTCGTTACGGGTAATTCATCATTGAACATTCGTTCAGGTAAAGCTTTTGGAACTGAAAAGGATAAAGAGATTACAAATGCGGTTTTCGGTGTTGGTCCAAAAGATGAACGAGCATTGGGTCATGGTGTATATAAACATTATGGAGTCGCACAAACAGGATTTCATATTAGTTCGGTACAGTTTGCGTTCCACTATTTCTTCGAAAGTAAAAAGACGCTTCATGAGTTTTTGAAAAATGTAGCTGAATGTACTCGCATCAATGGCTACTTCATCGGGACTTGTTATGATGGTAAGACAGTATTTAATTTATTGAAGGATAAACAAAAAGAAGAAAGCATCATAATTATTAGCGAAGGGCGTAAAATATTTGAAATAGTTAAATTATACGACCAAACCGGATTTCCTGATGATGATTTAAGCGTTGGCTATCCAATTAATGTTTATCAAGAAAGTATTAATCAGTATTTACAGGAATATTTGGTAAATTTTGACTATGTTGTGCGAATTATGGAAGATTATGGATTTGTACCTGTTTTTAAAAGTGAATGCATAAAAATGGGATTGCCAGATAGCGCAGGTATGTTTTCAGAGCTTTATGCAAACTTGGAAAACGAAATAAAACGTAATCAAAGAGTCAGCCTTGAATATGGTAAAGCACAGAATATGACCGAACAGGAAAAACAAATCTCTTTTATGAATCGTTATTTTATATTTAAGAAGGTACGTAACGTAAATACAGATAAAATAGCTAAGATTATTGAACAGCAAAATAAAATCGCCGAATCTATCGAAGAAGTTATTACACAGGACATTCAGGAGCTAGAAAAAGAGCACCCAGAGATTACTGTACCGACTTCAATTAAAATAAACGTTCGTAAGATGAATAAGCCCAAAATAGTTTTAGAAAGGTTCTCAGAAGAGGAATCGCCAGCCGAAATGCCTCTTGTCGAACCAGTGATAAAAAAACTAACCATCAAAAAACCAACGTTAAAGCCGCTATAAAATAATCATCAAACAACAATATAAATAGTATTTTTTATTTTAACTATCTACAAAATGACTTATTATCTATTACCCAAAACTAGTTTTTTAATCCATAAATATATACAATGTGTGTCCAATGATGAAGAGCCAGAACCTTATATTTCTAATTCACTTTCTCATTATTTATACAATATTAAAATGAAATTAGACGACCATGAATGCGAATGGGATATATTTAAAAAATATACGAATCCGTATGAATATATTCACACAACAGTTCCTTTTAAAAAGAAGAGTATATCTGTATACAAGCCTCTTTCCAGGTCTTATTTCAAAATGATTGAAATGCTTAATACATTCAATATGAATTTCGGAATAAAACCTATTAGAAGTTTTCATTTGGCTGAAGGACCCGGTGGCTTTATTGAAGCCCTATGTAATGTACGTAAAAATAATAAGGACGTCTATATTGGTATGACGATTCTGGATGAAATGAATGATAACAATATTCCTGGTTGGAAGAAAAGCGATTCGTTTCTGAAAAAAAATGAGAATGTTTATATTGAATGCGGTGCGGATAATACAGGTAACATTTTATCGTTGGCCAATTTGGATTATTGTCGTAGAAAATATGGTTCATCAATGGATTTTATTACAGGAGATGGAGGGTTTGATTTTTCTATGGATTTTAACAAACAAGAGATTAGTATTAGTCAATTACTTTTTGCGCAGGTTTGCTACGCGGTCGTTCTACAGAAAAAGGGTGGGTCTTTTGTACTTAAAATATTTGATAGTTTTATGCAACATACTATTGATATTTTGTACATTCTGTCTTCATTTTATGATAAAGTTTATATTATAAAGCCACAAACAAGTCGGTACGCTAATTCCGAAAAATATATTGTATGCAGGGATTTTTTGTTCTCAAATCATGAACACTTTTATCCATTTTTGGAGAAAACGTTTGAGTCAATGTTGGCTGTTCAATCTAATAAATATATTCATCGTTTTTTAAACATACCATTATCCTATTATTTTATTTCAAAGTTGGAGGAATATAATTCAATATTGGGACAACAGCAAATCGAGAACATACATTATACTACATCGCTCATAGAAATAAAGCAAAAACAGGAGAAAATAGATGGTCTTGTTAAAACAAATATTCAGAAGTGTTTACAGTGGTGTAAAAAAAACGGTGTTGACGCTAATGTATTCTCTACAAATAATATGTTTTGTCCAGAAGAAATTTAAAAGTTTTTTGTTTATTTATTCATAAATAAACAAATGGTAGCCAATTATTTAATGTATAGCGCGTCAGTTCTATATTTTGTATGCTATGTACCAGAACTATATGCAAATTATAAAAATAAAAACGTAAATATATATAACGTTCCTGAAAAAGTGATTATGTTGGTTGCTACCATATTAGCTCTCACATATGCATTATTAAATGAAAACGCAGAGTTGACCACTAATTATGCACCTCTTGTGCTTCTGGATGCTGTCGCTTTACTAATGAGATTACATTATGCGTATATTAATCATTACGTATTAGCAAAAACAGAAGATATTAATGTAAATGTTATCGAATTAGTTTAATTGAGTAGAATTTTGATGGTCCCACGTATTGCATGTAGAGCACTGCAAAATTGTTGATAATGGCGGGAATCTAGGAGTGCTGCGCATTGGATAACCAATTTTATCTTTTATAGTATAACCGTTTTCAGGAACTCCGTATGCTAATGCATTGGCAACAGATGTTCCGTAAGCTTTTTGGTAAACCGCAGTATTATTAGTAATTGTATTATAACGAATGCGTTGAGTTGCAGAACTAGCACTAACACCACCTTGACTGGCAAATTGAGGATTGCTGGGTTTATAGGCAACAGATTTATATATTGGTTGGATACCCGGACCATAATTAGACAATGAAACATTATCAATATTTGTTAAATCTTGTTTCAGTGAATATGTAGCGCTTAATCTATCCGAATAATTAGATATAGGATTTGTAGGATAAATTCCGGGACTAAATCCAATAGCATTAGAAAACGCATTATCGTAAATTTTTACAACGGGAATCACCGAGTCTTTTAATGATGAAATCCCTGACAAAGTTTCACCAGTAGGTATAGGCCAAGCTACCAAATTATTTAAATTAAATGCTGGTGGATAAATGGTCGGGTCCCAACCAGGCGAATAAGGTTTTGTATAATTAGTGGTAGAAAAAATTAGCGCATCGATTTTTGAACTATGTAATTCAATTTTGTTATATATTAGATTGTAAGCAAAATAAATAGTGAATACTTTAGATTTTGTTGCATTATTTATAAAATAATGACCATTATTCAACATAGCAAGATGTAATATATTGTTAATCTCATCTATATTATAATATCCAGCTTTAATACTTACGTCATAATAATTATAGAAAACATTATTGTTTCTTATTATATAGCCATCAGCTTGCGAAGCATAAACTGAGTTGGGTAAAATCCATTGATAAGAAAAAATACAGTCTGTGGGCAAGAGGTATTTTTTACAATGACTAAGACCTTGTGGTGAATAAAAATTTTGCGATGAAAGAGCATCACCGGGATTAACCGTAGCATTACCTGAGCGAATATAATTATATTGGTTTTGATTAAACGTGAGATTACGACTTATCAAATACTGTGCTTTATTAACAAAATACGTTTTGTCATTACCTTTTGATATATCAAATTGACGTTTTATCATACCAGCACTTCTAACGCGACGTTTTGCTGTTTCGGATGGCGAAACAAAAGCCAGACATGTTCCTGGTTCTTCACAACTGTTATTTGGTAACAAATTATCCATAGTATTTATTATACCATTGTTATTCGTAGTTACTAATGAATTAATAATGCTTCCACCTGGCTGGTCAAATACATTAATGGATAATGATAAACGTTTATCACATACTGATTTAGAATTAAAATTGGTTGCAATCTCACGTCTTGGTAATAATATAGGAAGAGCGCGAAAATATTCATTCTTATTTAAACTAGATGATTGACCACGAGTATTCATCTGAATACGACTTGTGATTTGATTAAACGTTTTACCCTTCCATTTAATAATTAAATTACTTTTGTCAAAGGCTACATCATTTAAAAAAATAGCGGCCATATCTATATAATATACGAAATATATTATATTTTTAATCAAAACCAAATAAACATATCTAAACAAATTTATTTATCGTATGAATATTATACTTGATATTTCAAATTTTCAATTAGGATATATGTATTTTTTACAGCCAAAACAAAATATCATTATGGACGGAATCTTTTCAAAAATTATTTACTCAAATGAATATTTTTCATTAAATAGTGTGTATTTGTATATGCCTTTGGATATTCAATATATTGAAAAAATTGGTAATAAAAATAATGCGCGGCTAGTTGCTGATTCATCAATAAATAATGCACTCATCCAAGAATTGTCAAAAATAGAAAATAGAATTATTGAATATTATAAACAAACACATCCAAACAAAAGTAGTAAAAATTCGGTGGTTTCTATATATAAACAGTTAATGTCAGGAAATATAAAACTTTATAGTGTTAGAAAAGAATGTGATATCACTTTACCTCAATTTATTCTGAAAATATCCGGAATATGGGAAAGTCAATTTGATATTGGCATAACATATAAAATAATTGAAAAATAAAGATTAATCAACAGTATTAATAAACGGCTTTTGTCGAATCCATACGTTAGCGATATATTTCTGTCCAGATGATAACGGTAATCCAGCGTGTAAAGCTTTAGGATGGCATTTATTGTTATATTTATCTAAAGGGTAAAACAAAATACTGCCATGTTTTGGCGGTTTTATGTCTTTTGCTAAATTCACAAATCGAGTAGCTCCACCTTCAAAATCGTCATTCAAATAAATTAACATAGTAGCAATTCTATGTCCTCCTAATTTTAAGAATTCATGGCTTTCTTTATTGTCGTCGCCTGTACTATCATGATGGGGATTATAAAAACCACCTGGTCCGTATTTAACAACTTGTAAATCTTCCGCATTTTCAATAGAATAATTATTTATGGCGCATACTCGTTGGATAATATTTTTAATAGTTAGGTCGTTTTTACTTAACCAAGCAGTTTTGCTTTTTCTAATTTGCGTATCTACACCACTACCAATTGTTTCACTATCTGTAAATTTGGGTTCAGCTTGACTTAAAATGTAATTTGCTTCCTTTGGACTAATAAAATTATTATAGACAGTAGGGTAAATATATTCTTCGTTATCATCAGCAAAACCTAACTCAGCAAAAGTCTCAATATGTGGTGTAGATAATATTGAAAAACTAATTATAATAAAAATAAGTATGAGACACAGCCCAATATATGATGATTTTACTTTCATTATATATTGATTGTATATTTTGTTCACTACAGTTATTACCTAGAATTTTTTCTAAAGAATTGTCCAATTTCTTTAACGAAACATCATTCCCATGCCACGAGTACGTCTTTGTTGAAGAACTAATCCGAAAGGTCTGTTACCTTTTGTCAAATCGTATCTGGTCGATTGGTTTTCTACATCTTCGGTGCCGGTTATAAATTTTGTTACATTTACTATACCAGTTTCATCATCATAATTATAATCGAGTCCTTTAATATCAGATATTCCTTCAAGTGTAAGGCCCAAATATTTGTCAAATTCTGTACGATTTACCAATCTCTCTAGACCATCCTTCATTTGAAAAATGTTTTTGTCCATTAAGGGGTAATATTGGCTTCTATCAATAAAAATTCCTTTATTTAAAACGCGTTTTTGTAATAAATTGTCTTCATAGCCCCATGCCCAAAAATTAGGATATCCATTTATTCTCTCAAAATCTCCTGCTTTTATAGATACTATACCACCAAGTGAGTATCTGAATCCATAAAAGTGTTTTACATTTCCAGGAGTGGTTTCGTAGTTAAAAAAATTCTTGGTATAGGGCATAGTATCAATATCATTGAATACAAGTGTGATGTTTTGATAGTCATTCGGATATATATCTTTAACGTATAAAAAACCAATATTTTTCATGGCGCCACGATTAAACGAGCGCTGGTCGCACTGATGAATATAGAATATTTTATAATCATCTGGCTTGATGTCTTCTAAAACAAAAGACATGTGTTTTTTGAAAAAAGCCAATTGTTGTTCACGGTCACGATAAGGAACAATAAAAATATATTTTGGGACAGGTTTTAATTGTAGGTCGGGAACCGATACTTCATTTGTTTCAATTAATTCTGATTCAGAAGAAGGAGCATTAGATTGTATTGTTACGACAGTTAGTTCTTGGTCTTTGCTTTCAGTGGTAATTTCATTATCAGGCTCAGGCTCAACAACAGGCTCAGGCTCAGTAACATGCTCAGGCTCAGGCTCAGGCTCAGCAACATGCTCAGGCTCAGGCTCTGGCTCAGTAACGGGCTCAGGCTCAGCAACATGCTCAGGCTCAGCAACATGCTCAGGCTCAGGCTCTGGCTCAGTAACGGGCTCAGGCTCAGCAACATGCTCAGGCTCAG